ACGCTGACGGCTTGTTTGAGAGGTGCCAACGGTTTTCCAAAGAGGTTTTATTTAACCTGCAACCCCGGCGGGGTCGGACATGAATGGGTAAGGAGGCTGTTTATAGACAAAAGATACGAAAATTCGGAAAAGGCGGAGGATTATACGTTTATCAAGGCACTGGCTATAGACAATCCGGCGCTGATCGAAAACGATCCCGGATATATGGACATGCTGAAGAATCTGCCAAGCGAGATCAGGAGGGCTTGGCTGGACGGTGACTGGGATGTGTTTGCGGGACAGTATTTCAAGGAGTTCAGAAGGGATGTACATGTTATTAAGCCCTTCCCCATACCGCCCAACTGGAGGATATACAGAACTATCGATTACGGTCTGGATATGCTGGCATGCTACTGGATAGCGGTGGACGAAAAGATGAACGCTTATGTTTTTAAGGAGCTGCACGAGCCGAACCTGATTATCGCAAAGGCGGCGCAGAGGATAAACGCCATGACAAAAGAGAAGGTATTTTTGACACTTGCGCCGCCCGATATGTGGAACAGGAGGCAGGAGACGGGAAAAAGCGTTGCGGACATATTTTCCCAGCACGGGATAGAGCTTATACGCACGGGCGGCGACAGGGTGAGCGGCTGGCTGAGCATGCTGGAGTGGCTTGCGGTATACGAAGGAGAGGATGGAAGCAAAAAAAGCGCTATGCGGATATTTGAGAACTGCGAAAACCTTATCCGAGATATACCAAGGCTCAGGCATGATGAAAGGGATCCCAACGATGTTTCCATAAACCCGCACATTTACACGCACGGGCCGGACGCAATAAGAGGTTTTTGCACGATGTGGCCCATGAGGGCGGGAAGCGTCGTACAGGAGGATGTACCCGAATATTCGGGGTTCATTAATTACGGAGTATAAAGGAGAAAGCAAATTGGCTATGGGTATTATAACCGGGATCGCGGTGGTTCTGATATCTGCATACATTGCAAGGATCACGGCTATCGAGTTCCTGGAAAGGACGGAAAAGAGCGAAATACAAAAGACAAAAAGCGACGAAAAAGCAATAAGGCTCATGAAGCAATGGGACAATCTTTTTGCCTACAACGGAAAAGCACAGGACACGAAGGAGGAGATGGATGAACAGCATTAAAAACGAGAGCGCCATAAGCATTTGGGATCAGTACGAAAAAGGCGCTGCGTTTAAGGAAAACATCGGGCTTTACGAAAACGTAAGGAAAAACGAGAATTTCTACATCGGCAGGCAATGGGAGGGAGTGAACGCCCCCGATCTTGAAAAGCCTGTGGTGAACATACTCAAAAGAGTTGTGGCGTATTTCATTTCCATGCTGGTATCGGATGATATCAGCGCAAAGGTGGAGCCCTATGAAGGCGCGGATGAAAGCGTACAGCTGATGAGCAAATGCGTGAACGCAGAGCTTTCAAGGCTGATAGAGGACACGAATGCAAAGATGATGGGCAGGGACGCCATAAGGGACGCTGCGGTTTGCGGCGACGCCTGCGTTCATATTTACTGGGACAGCCAGAAGAACAGAAACGCCATGTACAAAGGCGGTATCAGGATGGAAGCGCTGCACAATACCAATGTATTCTTTGGAAATGAGAAGGTATGCGACGTACAAAGGCAGCCTTACATCATAATCAGCATGCGCAGCGATATCGAGAAGCTCAAAAACGAAGCTAAGGAAAACGGCTGTGAATTTGAGGCGATAGCATCCGACAGAGGCGACGATGCCAAAAGCGGTATTTATCCCGATCACAGTGAGAACATGGCAACGGTGCTCATAAAATACGAAAGAGATGAGCAGACGGGTCATATTTGGGCAAGTAAGCTCACAAGCGGCGGTTTTATACGCAAAAAATGGGATACCGGGCTTGAATTATATCCGATAGCATGGCTGAGTTGGGAAAAGGTGCGTTCCTGTTATCACGGTCAGGCGGCTATAACCGGGCTTATCCCCAATCAGATAGCGATAAACAAGCTTCAGGCTATGCTGATAAAATCGGTGAAGGATATGGCTTTCCCGAAGATCATCTACGATGCAACGAAGCTCACAAACTGGAGCAATAAGGTCGGCGAAGCCATAGGCGTATACGGAAATCCCAACGAGGCGATAGCAAACATTATGCACGGCGCGAGCGTTACCCCGCAGATACAGGGGCTTATAAACGATCTGGTGTCGCTCACAAAAGAGACTATGGGCGCATCGGATGCGGCGCTGGGCATGATAAGCAACCCTGACAACACGAGCGCGATAATCGCTATGCAGAAGGCAACCGGCGCGCCGCTTGAGCTGCAGAAGATGAGCTATTATCAGTGGATAGAGGATTATATCCGTATATTTATCGACATGATAAGGGTTTATTACGGCGTGAGGTTCGTGACCGCTCCCAACGGTATGAACGTGGTCGATTATTCGAAGATCGGTATGCTGGGAAGCGATGTTCAGGTGAACGTCGGCGCGGCTGCGTACTGGAGCGAGCTTACACAGGTGCAGACTGCCGATAACCTCTATCAGAGGGGACTCATGGATGCAAAGACTTATCTTGAAGCCATCCCCGAGAGCTATATCCGCAACAAGACTCAGGTTATCGACAATATTGAAACAATGAAGGAACACGGAGGTTTGAATGGAGCTGTTCAGTAAGGAAAACATGGCTGAAAGAGACGATGTGCTCGATATTTTTGACGAGTATCTGCCCGATGACATTGAAGAAGGGCTGGATGACATCGATATCGAGGATGGCGAGGAGATCATAGACGGCATCCGCGTTGTATATAACGGCAGGGAGCAGACGGTCTCAAGGGATGATGCGCCCACGCTTATACAGAAGGGCATGAATTACGATCATGTCGCAAAGGAGCTTGAGGAGCTCAGAGGCGAGACATCGATAAGGACGATAAAAGAGCATGCCGCCAAAAGAGGCGTTGACTATAAAGAGTATATAGGGATGCTGGAGAGGATGAGTTTTGCGGGCGAAGCTGACGCACTTAAACAAAAGGGCGTTATCGATAGGACGCAGGAGCTTATTCTGAAAGCGGATGAAATCGAGCGCGAGGCTGAAACCAAGCGGCGCGTGAAGGAGCAGTATGAGAAATTCGTGCTGGAAAATCCCGATATCGACGCAAAAGATCTTCCCGAGGAGGTGCTGAAGGCTCCGCTTGAGGGCGGAGATATAATGCTTTCCTACTTAAAACACAAAAATGCGATGCTGACAGCTAAGCTTAGCGCACTTACAAACCATGAGGCGGCAAGGCATAATTCCGTTGGCAGCGCATCGGGACAGGGTGAGGAAAGCGAAGAAGAAGGCGACATGCTTTGGAAGGCATTTATGGGCAGGTCAGTATAAAGACCGATCATATCGTACATCTTTGCAGGTTAAAAATGCCGAACAAACAGTTCGGGCGAAGACACCTCATCAGTCAGCAAAGCTGACAGCTTCCCCTCAAGGGGAAGCCAAGATGCGAAGCAAGATTCTCGGTATATCAAGCTTTGATAAAGGCATGTACCAGCCTATAAAAGCAAAACATCGTTAAAGAGGTGCAAAACATATCTTATGGAAAAAAGAGACATACAAAAACAATTTCTGATTTGAATTGGAGGAATGATACAAATGGCAATTAATCTGGCTAACAAATATTCAGACAAAATCGCGCAGCATTTTGCGCAGACTTCTTTCATTAAGGGCATGACGAGCAATGAGTATGACTTTGTGGGCGTAAAATCCCTGAAGATCTACACTCTTGCTACCGTGGCTATGAACGATTACAACAGGAACGCATCCGCGAACAGGTATGGCGAACCTTCAGAGATCCAGGATACCTTCCAGGAACTGGTCATGAAGAGAGACAGATCTTTTGTGGGCGTTATCGACAAGGGCAACGATGCAGAGCAGATGGGCGTTAAAAACGCTATGAGGTGGCTGAGGATCCAGATGGATGAAAAGGTCACCCCCGAAAGCGATAAATACGCTTTTTCCCAGTTCATTATGAACGCGGGCAAGGTGGCTGCGATCGAAGAAGCGCTCGACAAGGACAATGTTGTGGGTCATCTTGCCAAGGCGATGGCGTACCTTGACGACAAGGGCGTGCCTTATGTGGGCAGGACCATATACATCAACACTTCCACCTATTCCATGCTCAGGCAGGCGCCCGAGTTTATCGGCGTGGACAAGCTGGGCGAAAAGGCACTCAGCAAAGGTGTTGTGGGCGAGTTCATGGGCGCAAAGGTCGTAAGGGTACCCAACGCATACCTTGCAAACGGTACTTATTTCCTTATCACCTATAAGGAGAGCGTTATGTTCCCCTGGAAGATCAGCGATACCAAGCTGCATGAGGATCCGCCCGGCATCAACGGCGCACAGATCGAGGGCAGGTTCAATTACGATGCGTTCGTTCTGGGCGCAAAGGCGGACGGCGTATACGTCGGCGCTGATGCAGCTTACGCTTTGAACGCGCCCGAGATCACCTGCTCTGCTCCCGGTACTTCCGACATGGTGATCAGCTGCGAGGATGCACAGACCATTCTTTACACCATCGACGGCAGCGATCCCAGATACAGCCCCGATGTACTCACCTACTCCGGCGCGGTAAGCACCGCTGACTGGGCAGGCGATGTGACCGTTAAGGCTGTGGGCTACAAACAGGGCAAGCAGACTTCCGATGTGACCGAGGTTACATACACTGTTGGCTAAAACAAGGATATTGGGCGCACTTTAAGTGCGCCCAATCTGTTTACGGAGGTGAAACATGGCTTTTAAGGCAATAGAAAAGCTTAATTACAGGATAAGCGAGCTGCCCGACAGGGTCACAGGGCGCAGCGATTACATAAAAGGTTATTTTGACGGAAATGCGCTGCAGCTGATGGCGGCATACAATCAGCTTGTGGACGAGCTGAACGCAAGCGGCAGCGCGGGAAAGCTCGGCGCGGTGCTTTACGGCAGCGATTCGGTGAAATATATTCGGCTTGGCAGCGACAATCAGATAGAAGTGAGCGACGACGGCAAGGAGTGGGTATCTTCATCGGGCGGCGGTCATGTGATATATGACAAAGACGGCATAGCACAGGTGCAAAGGGCAAGGCTCAAGTTTATGGGCGCGGATGTAAGCGATGACGGCACTTACACTGTCGTTACCCCCTTTAAGGGCGACAAAGGCGACAGGGGTGAAAAAGGCGACAGAGGTGAAAGGGGCGAAATCGGGCCTGCCGGCAAGGTTTATATTCCAAGCGTTGACAGGGACGGTCAGCTTATGTGGGAGCTTCGGGATGATACGGGTATCGCCATAGACGCGGTGAACATAAAAGGCATTCAGGGCGCTCAGGGTGAGCAGGGCGAAAAAGGCGATCAGGGCGCTCAGGGTATTCAAGGCATGCAGGGGCCTGCAGGTCAGGACGGCGAGGACGGCATATCGCTTACCATAAAGGGAGTTTTTGAAACCTTGGATGAGCTTACCCGATCCGTTGATTCGCCTGCGGCAGGCGACGGCTACGCGGTTGGGAATGACGGAAATTACAGGATATACATCTGGGATGCGGTTCATGAAAGCTTTGCCGATATGGGCAGCTTCGGGATCATGAGAGGTCCCAGAGGGCCGATGGGCGAGCAGGGGCCGCAGGGAATCCAGGGTATACAGGGCATCCAAGGCAAGCAGGGTCCAAGAGGTTTACAGGGCGCGATGGGCGTTCCCGGCGCTCAGGGCTTGCCTACCGTGGTCAACGGCAAGACAGGTCAGCAGATCGAGCTGGATCACACAGATGTCGGAGCTGCGGCAAAGGAGCACGTTCATACAGTTGATGAGATCACGCTCCTTGAAGAAAAGCTTAAAGAAAAGGCCGATCTTTCGGTATCGGTTGAGTTCACGCTGTTTGCAGACGATGCTTTTGAAAGCGGCGGTTACGGGTGTTTCAGGATAGAGAATGAGGCTATACATTCAGATTCGGTGGTGCACATAGCCCCCGCAAAGAACATCGGCGAAAACGGGTACAAGACTTATTTGATGGCGCATTTTATTTGCACAAGGCAGGAGGAAGGGTTCATTGAACTGACCTCATACGGAAATACGCCTGAGACGGACATCAGATTATCGATGAGCATAGGAGGTTAAGATGCCTGTATTCATACATTCAAGCGGCGGCGGGGTGGATATTTCCTCTACCACCGCGAAAAAAGAGGACGTGCTTTCAGGAAAGGTGTTTTACCTTGCAGACGGTACAAAAGCACAGGGAAGCATTGAATCGATATCATCCAAAGAGCATACTCCCACGGTTTCGGATATAATTATACCCTCGGGGGTATATATTGCGGGCGATCAGGTGATAAAGGGAGATGCAAACCTTATTGCATCAAACATAAAAAGCGGTGTGAATATATTTGGCGTACTGGGTAATTATTCGCTTGCTTCAAAGACGGCAAGCGGCACGTTTTCCGGGTATACGCTCAAGGTGAACACCGGATTCAGACCGCTTGGGGTCATAGTTTATACCACGAACAGCTCATACAACACCGGCGACGTTATTCTGGCTGCAAGGCTGTTTACATCTTCGGGCGGCTATGTTTCAAGCACCGGCGCTTACTGCTATGATAACAACGGTCAGAGGATCAGGACAGGCGGAAGCTATATCGGGGCAACATCAAACGGGTTTGAGTGGTCCGCTTCAAGCATAGACACTTACGACGGCTACATCAACGGATATATGAGATCCGGCAGGTGGTATGCGGTCGGCATATAAAAGGAGGTGAAACAATGGCGTTTAAGAAAATTGAGGCGCTTGAAAACCTTATAAGCAGGCTGTCGAACAGGGTAACCGGGCAGGCGGCTTATATAAAGGAATATTTTGATGGCAGCGCCAAGCAGCTGATGAATGCTCACAATGAGCTTGTGGACGAATTGAACCAAAACGGTGCGAAGAACATCCATGCGGTTGGCTATGAAGGCGAAGGCATCAAAAAAGTCAGGCTGAACAAGGACGGTCAGCTGGAAGGTTCCGATGATGGGCAGACATGGTTTACCGTATCGGGCGGCGGTCATGTAATTGAGGATGAAAGCGGCGAAGCTTTACCGCAGAGGTCAAGGCTTAAATTTTTGTCCGCAGCTTTATCGGATGACGGCGAGGCGACGGTCGTATCGGCGATAAAAGGCGACAAGGGTGATAAGGGTGACAAGGGCGATAAAGGCGATATGGGACAGCAGGGTCTTCCCGGCAAGGTATACGTTCCTTACATTGATGAAGAAGGTCTGCTCAGATGGAGGATATCGGATGACGGCACAACAGAGCCCGAGCCTGCGGATGTTAAAGGTCCTATGGGTTTGCAGGGCGAGCAGGGTGTACAAGGTGTGCAGGGCTTGCCCGGCACGCCCGGCATCGACGGCAGAGAGGTGGAGCTTTCAA